TCAACGGTTCCCGTTAACCAAGCGGTCGCGTTGGCGAGCGTACGGTCACATTGTGCAGATCTAGAGACCGAACCTCTAATAGCCAAAGATGATTGCTGGATTGGTCCAGCCAACACACTACACAAACTGCCCCGCTCCTAGTCGGCTGGGGCCTTATCAATTAAGGAGACATGAAATGCCTGCTATTACTTCGTCAAATGTTGCAAATGCGCTGGTCAAACTGGTGGCGGCGGATGCGCTGCCGGCCCTCATGGGCAACCTAGTTATGGGAAACTTGGTGAACCGAAACTTCGAGCCGTCTTTGGCTCAAGCCGGTGACACCATCAATGTGCCGATTCCCCCAACTCTCGTTGCCAACAATATCGCTCAGGGGGGGACCGTCACTACTCAGAATCCCAGCTTGGGTAACGCTCAGATTGTCCTGAACACACATGCCGAAGCCACGTTCCAGATTCCGGACGTAACAAAGGTCCTCGCAGTGCCCGACCTTCTGCGGCTTTACATGGAACCGGCCGTTGTAGCACTTGCCGAAAAGATCGAATCCGATCTGCTTTCGCTATACTCGCAATTCACCGCTAATACTGCGTTGGGCTTTGCGGGCTCCCCGATTACCGAGTCGTTGGTAGATGAGGCGGAAACCGCCCTCTTTAACGCGAAAGTTCCGTCTGCTGCGCAGAAGTATCTGGTTGTCGACGGTAGTACCTATTCCCAACTGCGCCAGATTCCCCGGTTTTCAGAATACAACACGGCCGGGGAGGCCGGCGTCCGAGCGATGATCGATGGATCCGTTGGAAAATTGAAGGATTTCTTCGTGTTTCGGTCGCAGTTCGTCTCAAAAACTGGTTCGTCCCCGGCGACAACGCAGAACATCGCTTTCGCGAAGGACGCGATCGGGTTGTGCGTCCGTCGTCTGCCGCAGCCTCTGCCGGGTACGGGCGCGATCGCTGAATACTCCGAGTTGGGCAACTTCGGAATGCGAGTAATGATGAGTTACCAGCCGAACACGCTGGCACAGCAGTTTACCGTCGATTGCCTATACGGCGTGGCCGTCCTTCGAAATAACTTCGGCGTTCAAGTCCGGAGCTAAGCAGCCAAGCCGGGCGGCTTCAGCCGTCCGGCTTTTACCTTACACAGCGAGGGAAACATGGACTTACGTCAGTACTACCTAGCAATACAACAAGTTGAGAACACTATTCAGGACAATGCCGTTGTGGTAGTCAGTACGGCAACGAATGATGGGGGTCGTGCAGGAACTCTCTCGGAAGTAACTCGCCACGCCGCGGCCCGGATGGTCGTAGAAGGCAAAGCCGTGCTCGCGACTGAGGTTCAGAAAACACACTTTGCACTATGGCGCAAAGGCCCTCCTAATCGCAATCAACCGCATACAACCGTTTCAGAAGCATCAACACCCAGCACGCCTAGATCCGCGGTGACCCGACCCCGCAAACGTTGAAGGACCAAAGTATGGCACTCTTTGTAGATAGTATTCCATCAGAACCAAGCGATCTTCTGTCGTACGAAAGCTCCCTCTTCGACACCGCCGCTACAGAGCGGATCGACCTAACGACGAAGGGAACTGTCGCAGCTACCGAGATCGAACTCGAACTGCGGCGCTTTCTGCTGCGAGTACCCGGTGGAAACAACATCGGGATCGAACAGGTAGTCACCACCGAAGCCCTGCGACGGTGGCACATCCTTCGCACGATAGCACTGACGTATCTGGATTGCTATCATCAGCAACTCAACGAACGATATAAGCACAAACTAGAGCAATATCTTCTTTTAAGCGACTCCGCGGCCATTCTGTTATTCGACATCGGGGTTGGCGTTGTCTATTCTCCGATACGACGCCCAACTACACCAAGTCTCAGTAACACCGCAGGAAATCAAATGGCAGGAACTTGGTTTGCAAAAGTCTCCTGGGTCACAAATGACGGAACAGAGAGCGAAGTGGGCCCAATGAGTTCACTGACGACTCCGCCAGGATGTTCTGTGACTGTGACACCACCACCAGCACCTGTCAATGTGAAGTCGTGGAACGTCTATCTTGGTACTCATCAGGAAATACTTTTGAAACAAAACACTACACCGATTCCATTAGAAGCCGTCTGGACCCTTCCCCAAACAGGCATCACATCCGGCAACGTACCGCCAAAGGGACAGCCCCCGGACACCTATCTTCGTCGGTCGAATGCAGTCTTAAGAGGTTAAACTAATGGCACAAATCGCAACGATTGCCATCAAGACTCTTGAAGCTTTGCTCCGCGCACCGACGGGACTGGCTAAAGGACTTGCGGCCGTTAGGGAGCGTAGCGGGGCGAGTCTAGCGCCGCTGCAGGATAACCAACTTGTTGGACTACAAGTCGCTCCAGAAATTGCTGAAAAGTCGGGATGCTTACAGTATCCCACGTTCTTAATATACTGTGAGAGACTGAATAACACTCTCCGAGAGAAGTTTAGGCGGTTCTCCGGGACTGCGACCATTACGATTGAAGTGCGAGTGACAACTGACCGCATCGAGACATTATCCGGCGCACTCCAACATTATGTAGATGGGCTGACCGAGACGCTCGACTCACTTCGGGGCGACTGGGGGGAGGGACAGTTCTACGCGGGTGGATATCAGATAGTCTTTGGCCCGGCCAAAACAGGCGGTAAAAACTACCTACAAGTTGCGAAAGCCACTTTCGACTTACAGATCAGCAAGTAAAGGAATCTACATGGCATGCTACGTTTCATCAAATAATAATCGCTTCTATACAGCACTAGAGACGGGATTCGGCACCACCGCCACGGTAACCGAACAACATCGAATTCCCGCAATTCGACTGGCGATCAGGAATGAACAACAGAGTAGTCGGCGACGCGACAAGACCGGAAGCCGCTCTCGCATGGTCGTGCCCACGGGGGGGCGGAACCAAACGGAATTTCGCCTGGAGACATACCTGACCAACTGGGCCAACACATCGGCGGAACCTCCTTGTGGACCGTTGTTTCGAGCCGCTCTTGGAGCGCCGCCCCTGTATGATAGCAACAAGGTGATCGCCTCAATTAACGGTAGAAGCCTGACGATGGGTACCCCCCACGGAATGCAGGTTGGCCAAGCGTTGAGTCTGGGCAGCGAACTTCGCTTCGTTCAGCAAATTGTAAACACGACCACCGTGCAAGTGAATGCACCGTTTAGCATCACACCCAGTCCGGGTGCACTGCTTAATCCAACGATTACTTATAGTCCATCAACTCAATTGCCGTCCGTGTCCCTTTTTGACTACTGGAGTCCGGCGACTGCAGTGCAGCGATTGTTATCTGGTGCGGCGGTAAATCTTTTGAAGATAAAGATAAATGGGGACTTTCATGAATTGGAGTTCCATGGCGAGGCAAGGTACCTTATCGATAGTGCGTCCTTTATTACGGGAGTAGGAGCTCTAGAGCAGTTCCCGGCCGAGCCCAACGTAGGGGAGATTGACTATCAGATCGTTCCCGGACACCTTGGCCAAGTCTGGATGGGCTCAACATCTTCCCGCTTCTACACACTAACTGATGCCGAGGTGTCCTTAAAGAACAACATCGATATGCGCCGTAGAGAATTCGGCTTTGATGGTCCACGTTGCTTGGCAGCCGGCGAGCGGGAGGTCGGTATTCGCTTTCGACTTTTAGAGCAGGACGATGATGCCACAAAGGGTTTGTATGCGGCGGCGCGCAACCGGGAACCGATTTCCGTGATGTTGCAACTTGGCGAGTTGCCGGGACAACTGTGCGCACTTTATTTGCCAAACGTCGTTCCGGAGGTGCCGGAGTTCGACGACCGCAACCCGCGAGTCGAGTGGGCCTTCGGTCTCAGTCAAGCGAGCGGCACTGCGGACGAAGAGATACGCATTGCATTCGCATAGGAACGTCTTATGAAGTATCACAGCACCCTTCTAAAGGACTCACGAGTTTATCCTGGCGTTCGGTATCGAATAAGGCGCCCCTCATTAAAAGGAAGACTTGAATTACTTCGGCTTGTGCGAAGCGAAGGAAATAGTCTTCCTTTCCACAACGCCAGCGAAGAGTTAGCGGATCAGCTTCGCTCGAAGGAAATCCTCACGGCGATAGATGCAATCTACATTCGGTGGGCACTGATTGGAATTGAAGACCTAGTGATCGACGACCAACCGGCCGACTGCGAACTGCTCATTGACAAAGGACCAGAATCTCTTTGCCGGGAAATTGCAGAAAGCATTCGAGAAGAGTGCTTCTTGAGCGGGGAAGAACGAAAAAACTAACTGTCGCCTTTCACTTTCAATATGCGAATCAAGCCACATGGAAGTGCGACACCTGCCGGAAGCAAGGCTTGCAACAAAAAAGGAGATGCGGGTTTCTGCCGCACGACCCAGACAATCCTCGCATCATTTGGGCAAGAAAGAATGTATCCGTAACGAACTGCCCTGTTAGCTACATAACGAGCGACAGCATTAGTTGGCTGGAAGAACATCATGCATGGCGGTTTGGAGGAAAACCTGATGTCATGACTCTTCACGCCAAGTCGGCTGAGGCATTCACCATACTTGAACACGAACTACTTAAGGAGAAAGTCGATAATGAATAGTCGCGACTGGGAAGACTTTCGACGTACAGTCCTTGGCGATAAAGATGTCTCCGTGCAAACCGGCATAACTGTAAACGCGCTGCTAGGATTGGGTGGTGCAAGTATCACTCAAGGGCTTGAGCAACTGCTTGGCGATCCCATGACCGTATTAAGTAAACCGCTGTCAACTCTCGATTCGACAAGAACACTGCCGATCCTCACCGAAACGATTAATGCCCTAACTGGCACACGTGTCTCGAATGGACAGTGGCACAACTCCCTGCTCCCGAACGCATTCGGTTTGGCTCCTCTAGTGAGAGGACTGTTGAGTCTTGTCCGTCGGGACGACCCAAGCGAAATACCGGAGCCAATTCGCTTTAGCCGTCCTGCACCGCTGCTTACGGAAGCTGCCATGTCTTCTGGCAACCGTTTCGTGAACATTGACCGCGGTATAGGCGACAGAATACGGCCTTTGCGAGGACCTGATGGCTCTGCATCGTTTGATAACGTCGGTTCCGCCGGGAGCCCAGCAATGTCTACTGCTGTGAACAATATCACCGTACAGGTAAACGCAATCGACAGTCGCAGTTTTCTTGATCACAGCGATGACATAGCAAGGGCAGTGCGAGATGCAATGCTCCATTCACACGCTCTCAACGATGTGGTAAATGACTTATGAACTCTTTTCCAAGGCTCAAGAGTGGCGCAATCATGCAGTGGCCGGCAGTACGTGGAATGAATTTCTCTACCGAAGTTCTTGTGTTTGCCGATGGTTCCGAGCAGCGGTTTAGAAATTTTTCGCATTTCATCCGTCGATGGATCGTCCAATTAGACGAACTGGATGAGGAGGATCTTACTATTATGGAAGGATTCTACGCACAACAACAGGGGCGGGTTGGAACTTTTTCATTTGTAGACCCTTGGGATGGAACAGTACACGCCGAATGCCAGTTCGATGATTCGGACATGGTGGCTGAATATCGTTCTATTCTCGGGGGGAGTGCGAGGTTGATCATCCGTGAGGTGACGTGACATGTTGATATCGTTCTTTCCCCAATTGTCAACTGGCGCAATGAGTCAGTTTCCACTGCATCGACGCCAAGTGTTCCGAACTGTTATAAACAATCTCGCCGACGGGCGCGAGGTGAGAAGGTTAGACCCTTTTGGATCGACTCTTACCCTTGCGTTTTATTTTGATGGCTTATCAGACAGCGAGATGCAGAAGATTGAAGCGTTCTTTGAAGAAAAGGAGGGCAGACGCCTCACTTTTAGCCTATTGGATCCCGGCTTGAATTTGCTGCGGTGGAGCGAAGACTTTAGTCGCAATTCATGGATCGCCGGTCCGCATTTGGCTATGTCGCCCGCGCAGAATGACCCTTGGGGCACTCAGCGTGCGACTAAACTTGTAAACTCCTCTTCCGGAATACAGGGGATAGTCCAGGTCTTGACAGTGCCTGGACATTTCACTTATTCGATGAGTGTTTGGCTGAAGAGCGACACCCCTCGCAGCGTGGTACTTTGCGCAACATCTGGCGG